AGTACTTCGATATTGGTATGGAATTTATAATCAATTCCGGAACGAGCACTGGCCTGTTCCATAAAATCAAATTGTTTCTGGATCTGTTGCCCCACAAGTTTTTGAACTTGACCGTTGGCATCGTCTCTTAGGTTTAATGTAACATCATCCCAATTAGGCTTGCCGGCGAGTTTTACCTTTGAATTGTAAATGGGCAATTCCATTTCTTCAAAAGTTACCGTTGGTCTTTTCACATCACTAACTTGTTTGGTAAGTTCTGTGCTGGCTTCAACACCGAACCCTAACAATATTACTCTAAAGCGATATTGTAACTTAGGCATCAGCAGCGCGGTGCCGCTGGTGCCGTTGCTGGTCGGAACTGAAATTCTATTTAATGAAGTTAGTGCCATTTTTAAATCTCTCCTGTGTTCTTAATACGCAATGGTATGTAGATGAATTCAACAGCCTTGGTTGGTTCGATAGCAATATCAACATACAGTTCGTTGCGATCGACCCTGGCGTCGGTGTTGTTTGATTCATCGCAGACCACAGCAAAGTCATAAAGTGCTCTTAATCCTACCAGTTCTAACAATAGGCTTTCAACTGCACCTTTGATCTCATCTCTAGTAATCTTATCGTTTGGTTCAAAGATATATGGCCGAGCTAATTTTTGTAATTGGCTACGTAGGTAAACAACTAAGCGGGCTACATTAATCCTGTCTAGTGCAGAAGCATTTCTTGCACGGGTCTTCTGACCATATGCAACCAAACCAACACCTACAAAGAACGGAATTGGATTTACCTTTAGGTCGTATAGTGTGTCTCTTTGACCTTCGTTTAATGCTACGCTTTGGAATTCGCCAGTTAGACTGTCAATATATCCTACTGCGGTAGCATTTGTAATACCACCACGTCTTGTACCTGCTGGAGCAAACCATGGATAAGAAACTTGATCGCTTAAAGCGATAGTTCTTAGCATCATGTGGCTCGTTGGAACAACAGCATTTGATCCACCTAGATCTGTAGTAAATCCATTTGGATAATATACAGCACAGTATTCGTCGTAACTTACGATTCCTGTATCGCCATTGTCAAGAGCACCGTTAGCATTTGTACCCCAAGCATTCAAACTTGTTGCATCTGCTGGTAATCGCAATGGTGTGTCACCGACTACGAATGCTGTTAGGCCACGATCTAAATTCAAGTTAATTAAATTGCTTAATGTTTCTGGATATCCAGGGCAAGCGATCAAGTTAAAGTTTCTGCGCTCTTCGTCGCGAATTTCTGAACTTGTGTCAATAGTGCTCTTTAATTTCTGTACTACTAAAGCACGTTGGGCCTTGCGACCAAACGAACCCGAACCGTCTTCGTTGTTAGGCGAAGCAGTAGTCCAACGATCGGTCCAATAATTGGTCATAGCATCGCCTAGTATTGGAGCAAGACCTGCATTATTTCTAGAAGTCTGGAATCTATCATTATTGAGAGCAGTATCAATATAACTGTTTTGATAACGTTTTACATTTCCGCCGCTTCTGCGTAGATTCCATAACAACATACCTTTTGGATATAAACTTGGATCTGGAGCATCTGGATCTAAGAAGTTGCTGGTTAGCAATTCTTGTATAGTAGATTCTCCGGTGCCGCCGTCTGTGTTCCAACGTGCATCTGCAAATAAAATACCGTCTTCTGTGGTTTGATCGGTCTTGTCTACCAAAGTCCAAGCAGCACTGGTTGTGCCGGCATTGGTATATCTGTAGATAGTTGGGAAATTCTCTAGATCGGCTGTGCTAATCCAAAGATCTCCATCTACTAAATCTGTGCCGTCACTTTGCTCTTCTGGTTCTGTAGCACTAACGATAGGACCGTCTGGACTTGTTCCTGATACCAGTGAATATGTGTTTTTATATCCTGTCCAGATAGTGCCATTGTGGATCATAATATCTACTTCGCTGAAGTCTGGATTATACCATAATTGACCGTCATCTGGTTCAGCAAGAGGTTGATCGTCGGATGCAGCATAGGCTGTGGTTGATAATGGTTTCCACAATGTTGCAATATATTCTGATCCGTTATCCGATGCATAGAAATTAGTTGTGCCTTCGGCTTGTTCGATATCATAAGATTCAAAGGCAGCAGTAATAGGATTACCTGTTCC